AGCTCTTCAGCACTCGATTCCTCTGGGAGTCCCACCCAAACCAGTTAGGACTAACGGCTTTCGGCCGCGTCCCCTGTAAGGAGAACAAGGTGAGTCATCACCACTGAGATGGCACTATAATTTCGCACCTAGGAAAACACTAGGGTTCAGGGGGTATAGTGAATCCCCACGCTGTGAGTCGGAAGGACGAGGGCGAACCCTCCGAATTGTTAGGATATCCACATCAATGGCGCTTCAGTGACCAACTGAAAAAACCATTGATGCCGGGGCGGTAGTCTTTCGAGGCCAGCTTCGAACAACCCATCGCTGGGGAACTTATTCTGACCGTATGGATCCCACATCACGTGGACCTGAGTTACCTAAGCAGCAACCCTCCACGCTATCCGCAGCATGAACTGTTACATTCATACCTCCATCACAAGGATGGTGATGCATTTCCTCAAGCGGACAGGGCATCTAAACCGTGGTAACCTCAACCGAGGGAACACGCTTCAGAATTCGACTGACCCTGTGTGAATTCGCGACAGGCCCAAAGGGGCAACGCCGTCGCGTTGGGAGACCTACGATATCCTAACAACTCGCTTGTTGGACGAAGACGATGCGGCGAGTACTCGCCGTATCGGGACAGTAAAACAAGACACACTTCGGGGAAATTACCTTCGTAGGGAGACGAAGATAAGGGTTAATCCACCGCCACACTGCATTCCGAGACAGATGCAGGAAACGAACTAGTTTCGGTAACCTGGCCCGAAGACCAGATACCCATGGTGAGTAATCAATACCCGACTCTCGAATCTTTCTCCGAATCTCTTCTCCTCTAATGGCATCAGGGACTCCCATGTCCCCGATACTCTCCACCCATGCCCGGTCAAGCACGGCTGCAGCGTGTTCCTTTTGCCATTGGAGTACTTGCTTATCCTTATCTCTTCTCATGAGAACCCAACCCTCAATGTTGTAAGGGTTCGTTGCCTTAACCGCCTCAGACAACGGGACCTCGTCGACATAGCGACCACGACCAGGTCCAAGGTAACAGAGTTCACGAAAGAAGAGTCCTGCACGCTCCAGAACACCCTGGTCACAGGGTATACCGAGACCATTCCGTACGCTTCTTCGGGAAGCACAAATGTATCGGTGATTAGCGCGCAGGAAGCACTCGGTAATGATCTTCCTTTTATCCAACGAGAATCCTTCCATACATGACTTGTAACGGTCACGTAATGAAAGGACCCCCTCGTCCACGTTCCCGAAGAACGGCTTCGAACGGATAACCGGGATGACCCGGATCGCTCTCCCAGCCTCGAAAAACCGAGAATTGAGAGAGAAAAAACGATCAGAAACGAGTGTCTTACCTTTGGATAGAGTAAGACCAGATCTACCTATACCTTCCATCCATTGCTCTGCTTCCGAACGGCGTGCGCGGAACACTATGTCATCGCCGTTGATCCGAACCGGCACCGGTCTCTTCACAAAGAACCGGAAAGCCAAATAGTTGACTAAGCAAAGTAATGGAAAGGAAAGCAAATTTCCCATCAGCTGACCCCTCGACTGGACGACTAATCTCTCACTCTTGCAGTCAGTGAGTGACATGCGAAGAGAGGCTAAAGCCGTATCCCTGATACCTAAAGGGACACGGGTGGCCTGCTCACATACTTTACGGAGAAGGAGTTCCTGTATGTGAGTATTGAGATTGTCAGTCGCCGATTCGTAGTCTCCGCTAACGAAGACTTCCCCGCCTACACGGGTGAAGTCTTTAAAGCGGCGTGGCTTGGCATCTCCACGGAGAAGCCAAGGAAACCTCGACAGGTGATCATACATCGCGATGTGGAGAGGTCGAAGGACATTCATACTGACAGTCGGAGTACTGACAATACGGTTCTTCCCTCCGGTCTCCACAGACACGACACGTGACGGTCGAAGTTTCAAACATCGCGTTGAGTGAAGAGCGTATTCACAGAACGATTGGCGGTTGAGCCAACTGTCTCCTGACGCAATCAACGCGCGTTGTCCACCTTTACCCATACCACGCTCTACACAAGAAGACGTGGTCGGGATGACTCTCATCGGCAACCTCGTATAGTTCCTATCCCAGCCCAACTTGAAAATCTTTTCCACCCGTTCTTCGCAGAACTTAACGAATTCCGGGTCCGGAGGAGGGCTTGGTGTCGACATGGTCGACATATACGAGTCGAGATCAGCGCCTGGAGAAGGCAAGATCTTTCGGAAGAGAAATAGAGAGGCCCCAATGGCGAACCTTTGTCGTCTCGAAAGACGGCGGATAGGCACTCTCCATATGTGTGTTTCTCCCTCAATTAGTCCTCCGCAGAACTTCTTGAGGTACCTTATATACGAACACGGACAGGCAAACTTCGCCTGCGGCAACCCTGGGAACGGTAAACCGTAAACCCTCGACAAGCTGCTACAGAAGTCTACAAACCTCCCGTGCGTACGTTCTACCGCCTGATACGGGACACACGCAAGACGCGTATGACAGTCCCGTGCCGTTAAGTCAATAAGTGGCATATGAACAACCAGTTATTCAGGG